CCCTGTATCTGGATCGTTGCCTTCTATGTCAGAATGCCAAATATGATATGTTTTATTTGAACAAAAACTGGCTTTAAAATTATCAATCCACACCGTGGCGTGACTGTTTATCTCAATGCATTCTTGATAATGGCAGTTTGTAAATTTGAGTCCAGACAAATGTACATCTTTAGTTAAAAAGAAATTACCCTTTATGAAACTACCAACACCAAGCGGCGTAATAGAATCAACGCCTGCAAATGTTGCGAACACTGTCCAAGGCTCCAACTCCGCCCTTGTATCACGTTCACCGTCAACGCTGATATTACTAAACCGCTGCTCAACATCAGTCGTAAAACTTAAATTAAGCTGATCGGTGTAATCGTTGCCGGTGATAATATCCCAATTCTGCATAAAAAACGGCATGGTTGGCGCTAGCGATTGTGTGCCAGTCAGTCTGGTTGTTCTGTTCTCGCCGTCAATCGTCACGCCGGTCAGTAGTTGGTAAGCCAGCAGATTAACGAATTCAGCGGTATCATCAGTTGTACCACCGTCCTGTGCAGCATTAAATTGTGCAAAAGTCACCTTTCTGTCTTTGACTTGCAGCACTCCATGAAACAGGGTGCCGGTGTCGCTGTTTAATATACTGCCACTGTCATCTGTCGCGTGACCTGCAAAGATTTCATAAACAGAGTTAATAGTTAATCCGTTGTCATTGCTTACGACCGAGACAAAACCACCAACAAACCTAACCAAATCATCATCAGCTTTGAATGCTGCGATTGTTGGTTTAGTTCTTGTCAAATCATCAGGCACGCCGTTGTAAAGAACCCAATCATCAGTGTTAAATGTAGCGCCCGTGGTGAAAGGTAGCGGTTTTACGGGTATATAAACTTCGCCCGTAGTCGCTGGGAATCTATGCGCCCTTAAATCTGATATCAGTGTTAGAGCTGTCCAATCGTCTATTGGGTCGCTGAAAATTATACCTAATTTGTTAAGCCTTCCCTGAACCGTGTCGGTAGTTAGACCAAATCTATTGGTTGATTCAGTAATCGGTGCGCCTGCCGATACAGCACCAGCTTTCGATGTCGCAACTTCGCCAAGCGTTATGGCGTCGGACTTTGCGTCAATTAAATTTTGCGTTGTTATTTGGTCTTCGCACGCCATAATATTGCCTTTTTATGTTAGCTAAATCCGCTATCGAATCCGCTGGAGAATGCTGTTAGCTCAGGTTGCACAGGATCGTCAGCGTAATATAAATCTGTGTAATTGATAGCCTTAATCTTAACATACGATTTATCAGTTGGGCTTATTTCCTCTGGCAGCATCAATTGACCTGACAATCTGGACTCTGAACCAAAGCTAAACTCTGTTTTTAGTGAGTCGTTTCCTGTGTAAATGGCCTCGCTGGGTAGCTGGCCCAATTGTACCACGCGCTTATTTTCTGTTTCAGTCACCAAAACGCTCTCTGTTGCGCCGTCTCGCTGTTTCAACACCAAGAAATGGTCATCTCCTGGGGCAAATGATACCTCTTGCGACAACGTAACAAGCAACCCAGTAACGTCCAAAGTATAGCCATCCGACGTCAACACCCTTGAACCTTTGACGACTGATATTAATCGCTTAGGCTTAACAAATCGCCCCTCCTGAGTCGCGCCAAAATCAACGTCTATTTCCTGGTAAAGCAGCTTGTTGTACCGCCTCATCATGTGCCAAGTTGCCTGGGATAAGCCCTTTACACCCGGCATTTCTACTCGTAACGGGTTTACTCCGCTTCTGTTTGCTGGGAAATAAAGCGTTTCTTGAGTGTGCAGCTTATCGTCAGTGTAGATAAATTCGATTGAATCCTTTTTATCAGTGCCACTAACCTTTCTATTCCACGTTTCCGCGCCTGGTTGCTTTGATCGATGCGTAAAAACCATGCTTGGCACTGTTTGCGGCTTTTCAAACAAAGATTTCAACACCCTTCCCTCACGCCACAATGTCGTAAAAGCAGCCTGCCCGATCAAAAAGAATGTTTCTTGTGCGCTGATTTGAGTTGAGTCAAAAGAATAGCTAAATTGTCCAGCCTCACCGATTTGGAAATAAAGCTCAATTTCAGCTTGGGTGGCCAGCAGCATATCAAGGTCAATTTCTGCCTGCTCTCTGCGGCCTATGTTTGGATCAAGCGCCATCCTTATCAGTGATTGCATGGCTTGAGTGTTAGGTGTCAGGGCTGGATTAAATACGCCTGCACCCTCATACTTATTGACCAGCTCTGTTGCGATACAGTTTAACTCTGGGTTTCGTATGGCTGTCGCTCTTGATACTGCTGAGCGCTTTGTTTGTATGGTTGTTATGTTGCCGAATTCAGTTTTATCAATATCGAACAATCCAAAAACGTCTTTCAACTTTATTTCATCAACAATATTCCCTTCAAATTCAAAATCCAGAGGCGTTACTCTGGCCAGCCAAAACTGTACAAAAGTGGGCGATACTAAATCTATTTCTGTTGTTATACCTTTTTCGTCAGCATTGCGACCCGTTATCGTTTGACGGACTGATGTTTCTGGGCCAACTGGTGTTTGTCCATCATCTGCAAGCTTTTGGTAAAATACATCATAATCAACTGACGCTTGCTGCCTGCCGCCTGCACCTTCCTTGTACATCCCGTTTTGTGCGTAAACATTCACAAGCAATTTATCGATTTTTATTGATGATACTTTGAATTTACCAAGAATGTTTTCTTCTGTTATTTTAATTATAAATGCGCGTGCTTGACCCAAGACTGTCATGTCTTGTTCGCCGCCAAGAATATCACCCCATGACGGGTCACCTGTTATATCAAACGTTATTCTTTCTTTTGTTACAGCTATTACGGTATGAGTTAAGTCACCGATTCTGAACAGACCTTGCGACTTTGTTGAATATATATTGATCAAGTCAACTTCATCACCAGCCTCAAAGCTCGCCGCAAAGTCAGTGCTGCCCGTGGCCTCTTCAAGATATCCAGCAGAATTTGCCACCGTTATTATCTCTGCCGTGTTAGCAAACAGTTCAAGCTCTTCGCTGTTCGGTGCTTTTAGAGTCTGCCCTATTGCGTCAGAGGACTGATAAACACCCACCACAGGCTCGTTGATTGGGTCGCCTATCTGTATGTCAGGGGATGCGTTGTTAGGTGATTTGAATGGCTCGTAAACGCCTGCTGCTGCACCTTCGATATCTGATATTAATGAATCCCCGTCTTTAACGTCTTCAATTAATAACTGATTCCTGGCCACACCATAAAAGCCAATTCTAACCTCAACATTGTTTTCATAACGCGCAAACTCAAGTTGTATTACGTCCGGTATAGATTTGATTTTCCCGGCTACATCAACAATCCGCTGATTTGGTCTTGGTACGTTGTTCCTGTTGGAAAGCTTGTTGTTAGGGCTTTGCTGGTTCCGGTTTACGTTTGATGGTGGCGCTATTTTGGGTGCCAAAAGAACAACCGCAAGAACAGCAACGACGAACACTGCAATAGTTAAAGGGTCGGCTGACGGCGCTATAAAGACACTGATTTCAGTGCTTTCATGTATTCGCCTTGCATCTTCGGTTATTTCATTTTCACGATTAATGTCACCCTCGTAAACCTTGAAATTCTCGCCTTGTTCAATGTTCGCAAGCAGCCAACTAAGCGCCGTTCCGTCATGCTCAATAACATCAAGATCAAACTCTTTTGAATCAGGCTGTCGAGTGTAAAAATTAATTATCGCCACATCGTCACCCCGTCAAAAACTTCCATAAACTCATCGTAAGGCTGAAAAATAACCTGCTTTGCCGTTCTGCAGCAGTGCGCAACGCTGCCCTGATAGTAAATTCCACAATGGTATAATGGCCTTGACCCCATGTTTTTGTGTGCAATGACAATATCCAAATCCTTCAACTTATCGACCCGTGTTAATCCGTTGTCGATCTTTTTCATTTCTGCCGTGATCATTTCAAAGGCATTAGCTAAATTTTTAGGCTTGAATAGCTTTGTTTTGATGTTGTTATCAGCGCGAACCTTTGCAACATAATCCCAGCAATTAAATAATCTAAGGCTGTACGGCATACCGATATAGAATTCCATCACAGCCCCCTCAACGTTGGGAATCTATCAAGGTCATAGACCTCGCCAGTTTCGTCGTTATTCAAGTCAGGAGCGCCACACATAAGCGTAAACGCGCCTTTCTTCTGAGGTATGGATTTCACAGTGTACTCAACAAAGTCGGCTGGTGCGTCTAGAAAGCCCGTTGTATAAATTCCAAAACCTGCTGTCGGTGATTCGGTATCTCCAAGCGGTATTAAATCCAGCTCATCATCCAAAACATTATCAAGATCACTGATGGTGAAGCTTGCAGTCTGATCGAGGTCATTGGAGTTTTGCGCGTTAGTAGATGACACGTTTGCAGGCTGGAATGTTACAGTTTCACCCCCTGACAACTTGGCAGTCAACGGGACGGAATCAAAAACAAGATAAAACGTTTGCGAAAATTTGCTGTGGCTTAAAATAAGCGTTTCAAATTGCCGCTCATTCTCTGGCTGGCTGTTCAGTAAAAGCTCATAGGCCTCAAATTCATTCAAAATAAGCCCCCAGAACGAACGTTTCAAAGCCGTTTATAATGTCAATTGATTGCTCGCCATAGCATGAATATAGCTGGTAAAGATTGTCACAAACCTCTTCTTGGGATGGCGTCAACTCAGCTAAAACAGACATAGAAACAGACCAGCTATTGTGTGACGGCCTGACAGCTTTGAATGTGTTTGTCTTTATGATGCACTGATGGTCAACAATGCCGGTGCCGCTATTAAGCTGCATTACAAACGAATTTGCGCCGTGATTCAGCGTTACATCGTAAAAGTTAAGCAGTGCCGCGTAACCGTTATCACTCATCAAAAAATTAAGGCTAAATGGTACAGGCTCAAGCGTAAAATTTAGTGCTTGTCGTGCCAAACCACCTTGAACAGGTGACTCAAGTACGTTAGAACCACGCGCCATACTGTAGTTGCGGCTGGTTAATGGACGGATAGAACTTGGCCATCTTGCGTCACCCATTATCGTCTCCGCTCCGCAGTTGTCGCACCACTAAATGATTTGGAAATCTCGCTGTTAGGGTTAGCGACATCATGGGATACCGTGTTTC